ACATTGCGGCGATTCCGGACAAAGAGACCCGCGTTCCCTACAAAATCATGAGCTTTGATATTGAAGCGAGCTCTTCTCACGGAGATTTTCCTTTGCCACAGAAAACGTACAAACGGCTCGCACAGAGTCTGGTCGACATCTTTCTCAAGAATTTCGCGGATACGAACGCCGCGAATCCGGCGACGGTGGCCGCGCTCATCAAACGCGTCATGGCCACCGCATTCGGTCATGCCACACTAGATGATGTGGATTTGGTCTATCCCAAACGGACGCCCACAAAAGAACGCATTGCGAATCTAGTGGAAATCCTTCTAAACACGCCTCTCGATGATATGGACCATCTCAGTTCGGACGGAGAGGACAAGAAACAACTGCTTTCCATCGGCGCGATATTCGACAAGATGAGAACCGCGGATTCCGGAGGTGGCGGCGGGGAGGACGACGATTCCGACGCAGAAGCGGACACAACAGAGGCATTGGACGACGCCGACGAAGAGTCGAGAGGAGGTGGAGTATATCGGTCCGAAGTTCGTGTGGAGAGAACCTGCACTATTATTGACCTCCTGATTTCCGACAAATATACCCGTGATGCGAAGATAACGCGGGTAGATGAAGCCCTGACGCTCTTATTCCCTCCTCTCAAAGGCGACGAGGTGACCTTCGTAGGCTCGACATTCATGCTTTGTGGCGAAAAAGAACCCTACATGAATCACTGTTTCGCAGTGGGGGATTGCGACCCCGTCGACGGCGCCGTCATCGAAACCGCGGCCACGGAACGCGAAATGCTCATAAGGTGGACAGAATTAGTGTGTAGAGAAAACCCCGACATCATCATCGGCTACAACATCTTCGGGTTTGATTATGAGTTCATGTTCAGGAGAGCCATGGAAACCGGCTGCGAACGCGCCTTCTTACAACTCAGTCGCAAATTGGGCGAAATGTGCATCAAGGAATCTTTCGCTAGAGAAGGCGACCGGGAACCTCCTCTCGATATTGAACACACGACCATTGCTCTAGCGAGCGGCGATTATGACTTGAAGTACATCAAAATGTCGGGGAGACTCCAGGTCGACATGTATATGTATTTGCGCCGGGAATACAACTTCGGGTCTTACAAACTGGATGACATGGCCTCTTATTTCATTAGCGACGACATCAAACAATTGCGTGTTGTGCATGACTCCGACGGCTCTGTCGAGACCCACCTCTACAGTAAGAATCTGATGGGTCTTCATGTCGGCGATTTCATCCACGTCGAAATAACCAGCTTCACCAGCGACTATTATGCGGGCGGACAGAAATTCGTCGTCCAAGATATTCTGTTGAATCAACCTCTCGATGCGGAGAATCCGGATGGCCCGAAAACGAACGTGGTTGTCATCAAGGGCGACCATTCGGCGCTAAATGGCCACAAAAATATCAAATGGGGCATGGCGAAAGATGATGTGTCGCCCCAGGACATTTTCCGGTTGAGCAAAGGAACCGCCGCCGAAAAAGCGCGCGTGGCGAAATACTGTATTCAGGATTGCAACCTGGTCCATCATCTCTTGAACAAAGTCGACGTCTTGACCGGTTATGTGGAAATGTCGTCGATTTGCAGCGTTCCCATCAGTTTCTTAGTATTCCGAGGCCAGGGCATAAAACTCACGAGTTATGTTGCCAAGAAATGCCGGGCGAAAGATACCTTGATGCCCGATTTGGAGAAGTCGGGCGCGAACGAAGGCTATGAAGGCGCCATCGTTCTACCACCCAAATGTTCCATGTATATGGACAATCCTGTTGCGTGTGTGGATTATGCTTCGCTGTATCCTTCGTCGATGATTAGCCAGAACTTCTCGCATGACAGCAAAGTCTGGACCCGGGAGTATGACCTGGAGGGCAATCTGATTGCGGAAACGGGAGAGAAAGACGGTAAAGGTCTCTACAAATACGATAATTTGCCGGAGTTTCAATACATCGACATCGAGTTCGATACTTTCCGGTATGTGCGCAAGACCCCTACTAGTGCGGCTGTAAAAACGAAATGCGGCAAGAAGGTTTGCCGATGGGCGCAATTTCCCGATAGAAAAGGCATCATGCCGAGTATTTTGGAGGAACTGCTGAAAGCCCGGTCGGACACAAGGAAAAAGGCGAAGACCGAACCGGACCCTTTCATGCAGAATGTTCTGGATAAGAGACAGCTGGGGTACAAGGTGACGGCCAATTCGCTATATGGGCAGTGTGGCGCTAAAACATCGACTTTCTATGAGAAGGACGTGGCCGCTTCGACGACGGCGACGGGTCGCATGATGATTACTTACGCTAGGAGGATTATTGAGGAGGTTTATGGGGACTACGAATACGACACAAAATGCTATGGGCCTGTTCTAACCAAGGCGGAATATGTGTATGGGGATAGTGTTGCGAATTACACTCCGGTTTACGTTAGGACCGCCGATGGAACCCTGGATATCTGCACCATCGAATCTCTCGCAGACAAATACGGAACTGCGAGAGGATGGGTACAATGTGTAGAACCCGGGAAGCAGACTAAGGAATTCTGCGAGATGCTTCCGGGAATAGAAACCTGGACTGAGAAGGGATGGACTAGGTTGCATCGGGTGATAAGACACACATTGGCTTCACATAAGAAGATGATTCGCGTTCTAACACACACTGGATTGGTGGATGTGACGGATGACCATTCACTTTTACGAGAGGACGGAACGGAGATTTCGCCGAAAGAAGTCAAAGTCGGGGATTCCTTGTTGCATAGTTCTCTTCCTTACGAATATTGTAATTCTGAACGTGAATGGGATATTGTCTTTTCGAAAGTGTTCGATACTCAGTTAGAAGCCGCAAATGCTTTGGCAAAATGTCCGAATATCCTCTCTATTATTGAAATTGCAATTAATAACTGCGAATCTAAATACTGCATCATAAACGAATCGCTAGTCCCCGCCAACAAGGAGCTCAATGCGATTCAAAGCATCCGCGAAATCGAATACGAGGGATATGTCTACGACCTCACAACAGAGAACCATCATTTCGCGGCCGGAATTGGTAATATTGTGGTCCACAACACGGATTCTGTATTCTTCACTTTCAATTTAGAGGACCCGAAAACGGGAGAAAAGGTGAGAGGCCAGAAAGCCCTCGAGATGACGATTGAAATCGCACAGGATGCCGCCGCTTTATGCACTCGTTTCTTGAAACCGCCGATGGAACTCAGCTATGAAAAAACCCTGATGCCATTCATCCTCTTAAAAAAGAAACGCTACGTCGGCATGTTGTACGAGACCGACCCGAAGAAGGGCAAATTGAAATACATGGGCCTCTCAATTAAGCGCCGAGATTCGTGTGATTATTTGAAAGACGTTTATGGCGGCATCTTGAATATCCTGATGAAGGAGAACGACATTATGAAATCGGTGGAATTCTTGAACCGATGTCTAGAGGAGCTAGTACAGGGTCGCGTTCCGATGGACAAACTCGCCATAACACGCGCACTCAGTAGTTATTACAAGAATCCACAGACGATTGCTCACCGTGTTCTAGCCGACCGCATTGGCAAGAGAGACCCGGGCAATAAACCGAAACCGGGTGACAGACTCAAATTCGTCTTCTTCGAAAACCCCGACGCCAAACTCCAGGGCGACAAAATCGAATTGCCGGAATATATTGTGGCGAACGGACTGAAAATCGACTACGCACATTACATCGTCAGGCAGCTCATGAAACCGATGCAGCAGCTTTACGGCCTGGGCTTGGAACAAATCTGGGAGAAACAGAAGAAACCTCTCGCCATCAGGACACATAAGAAGGAAGTGCAAGAACTTAGGAAGAAATTCCCCGACCAGGAAACGTTTGCCAAGAAACACGACGACTTTTGTTCAAAAAAGGTAAAACCCTTGTTATTTGATAAATGGCTGAATCAACTGCAGAACCAGCGGAATAATCTACAGGATATCTCGTCGTTCTTTGTCAAGTCGAAATAAAAAACGAAAAATATGATATTTGGACTGTAAAAATATTAAATAATATGTATTTTTATTGTATTATTTAATAACTGGAAATGGATACACCCCTTGAAAATATACAGGGCAATCATAGTATAAGACGGCGACTGTTATGTTCCAAATCATTTGCATTGGGCGAGAATGCTTCCTCTTTTCATAGAACCATTTCAGATGAGTCAATATCTTCCAGTTCCTCTTCCGACGAGGCGAATTACATAATTAAGGCGAATGTATGCCACATACTTTCCCGGGAATTGAATATACCTGCGATGCACTGTTGCGACGACTTGTGTTTACATAAGCCCCCCACAAAATATGGATTATGTAATGCCGATGCTATTATACCATCCTATTACCACTTACACAAAAATCCACAAAAAATGCAAAGTTTCGACTTTTACATGGTAATCAAAGACGATATTCGGAATTTCCGTCCTCTCAACAAATACCAATTTGAATATATCAAAAACACATTGTCGTCCGAAGACAAGGATGAACTGTTGCGCATATTCAATGAATCGTTGATTTCTCTGTGCGAGGATTATAAGAGCTAGTTGTTGCGAAGAACGCCGGACACGCGCTGCGCATCTATCTTATGGCGGCCAGATTTCTTCGTAGTTATCAGTTATCTGTTGAGTAGCAGAATTTTTCGTCTATTCACAGTGGCGCGGGGTTGATTTGGGTCGTCGCCAATTTTAGGCTGGTAGGCTTTGGTCGTCACAGAACACATAGAAAAATATACCAATGAGCCGATTATTGCGAAAACCGAAATCCCCTTTGCAATCCAAGAATCGCAATACCGGTTTGTAATAAACACTAATAATGTCATAAACAATATGTCGGCCAAAATCCGAATAGTGATTCCGAAAATACATACATGAAATACTAAACTTAGAATCGCGAGAACAAGAACAAATTTCGCTAAAACGCAAAGTTCCATAATTGTATATAAGACCCCGCAGAAACCAATAGGACAAAAAGGCTACACAATATATGAGTGTAGAGTAGAAATGGAGCCGATTCCAATGATTAAGGTGTCTTCTCGCAGATTCGAGAGTGCACCGCCGATTGAACCCCTGTCACCTGAAACCATGACAATGGACCTGCAAAATATCATGAAAGACTTCTCGGAGAATTCCGCATTCAGTAATAGAAATCTAATGGCAGTGGAAGAGTTCCGGTCATTCATGGACGATATTCCGGGTAAAAAACGGACATTTGCTCGCATCTTTAACAAATTTTTAAATAACTTGTTCGAAAACCCGGAAGGCCGCCTCTCGAATACGCAACGCGCATTTATTCTGTTGTATTCGATGTTCGAAGTATATCGTGTTATTATCAGTAGCTATCTGATTGTGTTTGTTCCACAGAGTTGCGACGGTTATTCGTGTACGATTCTGCAGAATTTACGGCCGAATGATAATCTGGAAATCGCGGCCATCACCATCAACTCATTCATGGCGCTTTATTTTGTGGCGTTATTCTCCATCGAGTTCATGCGCGAGAAGACGATACGCAAACACCTGATTCCAGACAAGGAGGCGACGACGGACAAAGTCTATCTGATTAAAATGTTGACGTTGATGAACTCGGAGCATCGAGAGGAGATTCTCCGGTGGAACAATGTGTACAGGACACATTCGCATACTTTGTTGGTATGTTTCTTTGTCAATGTGGGTGTCAGTTGTACCGTCATCTACAAGAATTACCTGAATAATACTACTGTGACGGTTTTCATAACCAACGCGCTTTTCATGATAAACCGGATACACAAAGCTCTCAAAATAACGTCTTCTGGAGAGTATAATATTTACTCGGCTTATCGGACGGATAGTATGCTGTATAACCGCGACAGAGATACTTGGCTGGAACGCCAAATGCAGGAATCCAATGTGCAGTGTGTGTAAATCGGTGTGAAAATTGAAACACTTTTTATTTGTGTTGAGAGGAAGACATTTCTCAACACAAGCATATTTGCAAACCTCTCAAACTCTTTTAAACCTTAAACCTTTAACAATGGACCGTTCTCGATTCAATAACATTTTATACGCAATCCAAGTTCTTGCCAATCACGATTTAACCGGACAAAGCCAGGAGGCGGCAATGCCTTACCTCCGCGCCATCAATTCCTGTGTGCAGAGTCTTCTCGAAGTCCACTGGAGAGACATGGGGGCACCCCAGCAACAGCAACAACCACCAGAACCTCATCTTGTGGAAGAGGCAGACGATGCCTCGGCACAATCACAGGTAATTCACAATGAAGACGACATGGCCATCTCTGACACGGAAGAAGATGCCGCCTCAGTACAAACACAGGTAATTAACAATGAAGACGACAATATGGACATCTCTGACACGGAAGAAGGAGATGTGGAGGAAGACGCCGAAGAGGAGGAATACGACGCCGATGACATGGAAGTGCAGCATTACACTATCCCCGAGGACCAGCGTTGGGCGGAACGTCTCCATCCGAATGTGAGCACGCGCCGTACTCTGCCTCTCGACGACGACTACATAAGAGCAACCGCAGTCGCGTTATCCGACGAAGAGATAGGAATGAGGTGCGTACACCCATGTCTCTATTGCGAAGAGACCCCGAATGTCACAGACATCTACACTACTAGTTGCGGCCACATGTTCTGCAAAGAATGCTACGTCCACTCTCAGCCCTATCCCTTCGCAAATATTCCTCATCGATGCCCTGACTGCCTGACCGAGAGCCCCCTGTTGTTCGAATATGTTGCTCAGAATAACCAAACACAGAATCAAATCTAAAAACAGAATCAAACCGAAAAAGACAGAAAAAGACAGAAAACTCACATAAAACCCAGAAACAAGTAAAAACCCTAAAGGCGGTAATACCCGCATTTTTTACTGGTTCCCAGAAAGGTCTAGAAGATGAGAACCCGAAGCGTCTAAAAAGATGTCTCCGAGGTTCAATGTGAATTCTCGTTCATACAATCCCGACGTTGTTCCATTCAAGGCGCTGGCAAATCCGGTAGCAAGTGTCGATATCAACGAATTCATTGCAGTGTCGGGTTCACTACCATCAAGTAAAAACGACGCAGCCAGGTTTACCACGTTTGAATCCGACTGTGCATTTCTGCGCCTTAACACCGGCCTACCACGACACACTGGACATTCCCGGTGTCGACCAAACCACTCTATAATCGCGGGTTTCGAAAACACGTGCCCACATCCATTCACACGCAATACTTCTTGACCGGGTTGAAAATAATCGAGTGTTATCGGACATTGCGTTTGCGCCGATGACGAGTCGAACACATATTCTACTGTGGCCATTTCGATTTCTTCGGCGTTGAATCCTCTCGGTCGCCGGTCATTCCACCGATTATTGTTAACCAAGTTTCGATTCGCAGTAAAAGTGTTTGTAAATGGAACCGAGAATCGCGTTCTTTCCAGAGGCTCATCCACGACGGCTGTGTCTTGCTCTATAATATTTAATGCAATTCGGACGTTTTCTTGGTAATCTTCCATGATATCCGATACTAGTCGGAGTCTTCTCGTGCGATAATCAACGCCGGGTAGTCTTGTTCCTCGATGCATATTCAATCAAACGAATATAGTTAAACACGAGAGGACGTTTATATAGATTCTATTGCTCCAAAATATGTCGCAACCATGTGGCATGGCAAATTTAGGGAACACCTGTTTTTTAAATTCCTGTATTCAACTTCTCAACAATATTGTCGAGATTCCGGATAAATGGGCAAAAGCCGCCGACAGTTCTACGCCTGACAACCTCGTATTCGCGGAATGGCTCGAGCTTCGTGCTGCAATGAAAGGCGGGAGAGGAGCCGTCATATCCCCCAACAAATTTGTCTACACGATTCATCATGTGGCAAAACTCAAGAACTTGGAATTGGGAACCGGTTTCGCGCAACACGATTTGCCGGAGTTTCTGTTGTTCATGATAGAATGCATGCATAACGCGAAAAAGCGGTCGGTTATAATGAAAATCAGTGGAACAAAGTCAAACGCAACGGATGATTTAGCACTGAAATGCTATTCCATGCTAAAAGAAAACTACGAACGCGGAGATTATTCCGAAATCGCGGATTTGTTTTACGGGGTTTATGTGTCGCGGCTTTCGAGTCCAGATGGCGCGATGACGCATTCGTTGAAACCCGAACCGTATGCTTTGCTGGATTTGCCGATACCGGATAGACCCCGGCCGTCCTTGTACGACTGTTTCGACGAATTTGTCGGCGATGAACTCTTGACCGGTTGGTTTAATGAGAAGACGCGTCGCACTGAACCCGTTCGCAAGAATATCGTGTTTTGGAATTTCCCGCGGATTCTGATTATAACGCTCAAACGCTTCTCGGCAAATGGCCGCATGAAAAACGGGGTTCACGTCGATTTTCCTGTAGAGGATGTTCTCGATTTGTCAAAGTATGCGGTGGGATACAAGCCTAAAACAAACAAATATCGGTTGATTGGTGTAGCGAATCATATGGGTGGGGTGAGCGGCGGGCATTATACCTCCTATGGACTGGACGTGGACGGCAAATGGTATTTATACAACGACGCGTCGGTACAAGAAATACGCAGTACGCGAGACATAGCGTCCCCCGCCGCATATTGCTTGTGGTATCGCAAAGAACAAGGGTAGTGGAAATATAATGAATTATATTATATTCAATCGATAATGAATGCGAACACGAGTGCGAAATCAACGGGAATGGAAATGAATGCGGACGATGTATTTAAAGTGTTCTCGCAATCCAACGTGGTCATCATTTTGTGGTTTTTAGCTATTTATTTTATCGTGTATTTGCTGTTGAGCATTTTCCGCGGGAAGGCCGACGCCAATAGCTCGGTGAGTCGATGGGTGGATATTGTGGCACTGGGTGCGTTGTTCGTGTATCTCGTCTCCACGTATTTTTCTAAAAACGAAGACGAGAAGAAAGAGATGTTGTCGGATTTGTACAAAAGCATGAAGACTTACATGAATAATCCTCTCTCGCTTATTTCTATCGGATTTTTCATTTTGACCCTTTACATTGTCATTTACATCTTGGCTATCCCGATGGACAGTAATAAACCGATTATTATTAGTCTGGTTGAGAATGGCGCGTGGCTGTTTTTCGTCATTGTGTTGATATCCACGTTTTTGAATTTTACTACCAATGTTTCGCTGACCGAGTTGTTGGACAAGGCGTCGAATTATTTGGGGAAACGCGCGGACGAAGTGTCGGAACCCACGTCTAAAGGATTGAACGCAACCGTGAATGTGGGCGGAACAACAAAAGGCAATGGAAACGCATCATCGTCTTCCTCATCGAGCACATTAGAACAGAATGAGGTGTTTAACATTGGAAATAACATGTATACCTACGACGACGCGCAATCTGTGTGCGTTTCCATGGGCGCGAGATTGGCCACTTATGACGAGGTGGAGACCGCTTACAATAATGGCGCGGAATGGTGTAATTATGGTTGGTCGGAAGGCCAAGCCGCCTATTTCCCTACACAAAAATCGACGTGGGCTAAACTACAGAAATCTCCGAAGATAAAGAATTCGTGTGGACGGCCCGGCGTCAATGGCGGGTACATTGATAACCCGGACGCGCGATTCGGTGTGAATTGTTATGGCAAGAAACCGAAGCCGAAACCGAGCGATTTGAAGGAACTCGGGGCGAGCAAAAATCTACCCAAAAGCCCAGAGGATGTCATTTTAGACAAGAAGGTGGCATTCTGGAAAGCGAATGCGGACAAGTTGTTCCAGATTAATAGCTATAATAATGATAAATGGTCGGCCTACTAAGCAATTCCGCTTGCGGTCGGGGAATTCAAAACATGACGGCTAGCGCCGTCATAAATTGATTCGTTTTTTGGCATTTGTTCGTGCTGCCATCAAATTCATCATATAATACCGGTTTTGGTTATTGCACATTGGGTTATAGTTCTTGTTTTTCTCCGTTGGATAAACAAGAACATGTTAGAGATTAGAAGGGGTGGGGAATAGGGTAGGTGAATGAATTACTGTTGTGCGGCCCATTGTCTCCAGCTAATTTGTTTTGCCGGTTCTTTCGGGGCCACTGGTTCTACCTCTCGTTCCTTGTCTAAATTGTCCCCCCGTCTGATAGCACTATCCACATACATCTCCTTCAGCATCTTCCCCACCATTGCCGACCCCTCATTCTGGTCAATCTGGTCTTGTTCTATCAACTCCAACACCCGAATCAACTTGACCAAAATAACCAGATTCAATTCATCCTTGACCAGCTTGTGAAACAAATCCGTGTAAAGCTTGTACATGAGCGGCGCCGCTTCTCTACACAACTCTTCGAATCCCTGGTAATTTGTCGCCCTTAATTCCTGGTTGGCCCGTTTCAACTTCTCAATATCGCGCAAACTATCGAGAAGAAGACCGCTATGTTTGACGCGCCGGATATCCTCCGTATGGTCCACATAGTCCTGGTTCTGCGCCAGCATCTTCTTCAAATTCAACCTCTCCTCTGCATTCATGATTTATATCAGAATCGAACCGGTGTGTTTATATGTGTTGCGCACGTAATAATCTATTATTTGGTTTTGCAGTGTAGTGTATACTTGTTCCAATGGACAATATTGCGTCGAATTTCAAAATCGCGTCTTCTCAGCCCGACGGATTTAGAGGAACGGCGGCGTCAGTGGCACCCGATAGACGCGGATTTATTATTGCAATAGTCGTCTTTTTATGTGTTGTCTACTACTTTCGCGAGTATTTTTTGTCATTGGCTAAGACGATTCGGAGCGGAGGAATCGCGGACCGTATTTGGTCAGCGCTTTATTTGACCTCGAAGGGAGAAGTCGCAACCACCTTTATTCCGGAGACTTCTTCCGTTGCGAATGCGCTTCTCTAATGACCGGTGTAATATTATAGAATAGGATGTTCAAAACGTTCATTATTGTGGCGCTGATTTTAGGCGTGTTTGCATGGTATCTGAGGTTTATGCAGGAAGCGTCGGAACTGGAAGGGTTTGAATCAGATACCACAAAAACCGAAAAAATCAAGAGTATCATGAAACGTGTGGACGAGGAAACCGAGATTTCAAACAAAAAGAAAGTGTCCTTCAAACAAGTCCGTTCCTTGGCCGGAGAAACCGCCGATAAATGGTCGATTTTTTCGTTATTTGATAAAACCACCTCAGCCGCAACAGAAATATTCAGTACGATATTAAAGACGTTCGTTGCCCCGTTTTTACACCGTATCGAGAGGATGTTGTCGTAAGAATTACTCCCGAGGGATTTTCGTATTACCCCCAAGGGATTTTCGTCTAATATGTATATAAAATGAAATTGGGAAAGAATATGATTGTTCTATTGGTCGCTCTAGCGGCGGCAGTTCTTGTATTTATGTTGTTGCCCAGTACCGATTTTACTCCTTACAGCCAAGGCAAGGCGTCCCATGGTAAGTATGAACCCTTTTCATTCCCTTCTGTATCTGGAAATACACAGACTTCCGGTGCGTCCGTTTTTATGGGAGCCGAGTCAATGGTCGAAGGCGCGGAAGGAGAAGGAATGCCGGAAGTGCCGACAATGCCGGCAATGCCAGTAGAAGAGGAAGAGGAGGAGAAAGAGGGCTTCGAATCTGCCGAGGTGCGTCTTCGCAATTTGCAGTGGGGGGCTTTGCGCGATTCCAACGTATTGGATAAGTTTAGTCAAGTCCAAAAGAATGGACAAGATGGTGTTGAAGGTTGCATTAGTTCCGGCCTCAGCAATTCAGGTGGATACATCTGCTTGACACCCGAATTGATTCAATTGTTGTCGACTCGTGGCGGAAATGCCACTGGCAATGATTCGCAAATCGGAGCACCTTCATTGTAAGCAGAACCGATAAATATAATACCACGATGTAGTGTTATATTTATTTTTAAAAGACATTCACACACACATCCGAATTAATCGGGCAATTGGTTCCATACCAATTCATGTATTTCAAGAATTCTCGGGGATTCTTCACTACATTCGGACTTCCCATCTCGGCCAATAATTTCCTGGCGTTCACCGTATCCATATCCGCAATTTCCGTCTCGATGGAATATATCACATTCAAGTCGGTGGTTACGTCGGGCTTTGTCTTGAGAGCCGATGTCACGGCTGTCAGGAAATCCGAATTATTGCGTATGGTTTGATGCGAATAAGAATGTCGATGTGAACGATGTGAAGAATGCCGATGTGAAGAATCATCCGAGTAATCTTTACTTATGACAGAACTTCCGGTCGTTTTGGCGTTTCCGGAACTAGAACCAGAACCCGTTTTCGTTTTTAACACAGCGGCTATAACGGATTTGTCCAGCTCTTGGTAATACGCGTCATAACTACTGAAGAATCCATCTTTCTGACTAAATGGTATCAAGGATATCAAACAAACTACGAGAAGAAGAAATCCTAAGAACACGATTTGTTTACTTAATTTCATTTTTTTCGGATTTCTATATTTGAACCGCATATTTTGCAACAAGAATTACCTACGTTATCCTCTGAATCCGTCGGAAAACAATTATGAGATTTTTGCGCATTTGTTATATTTGGTTTGCCAACCGCAACCATTGTTTCTGCATTTGGCTTTAGGTAGTGCTTGACATTGCGCCGCTGTAATACCTTCCTGATAGCCTTCTCTCTTTAAAGGTTGCACCCAATTCAACGAACCGAGAAACAATGCAACGAAAATAAACATGAGCAAACTAACGTTACGAGGGCTGACTATTCGCTTTAGGTCCATTTTGTGTTATAATATAGGCGAAGATGTCATGGATTTTGAACGCACCAAAACAGGAGGAGGGGGGAGGGTCAGAATGCGCGACGCCGACGGCGTCGTATAAAGGGAGGGGTCGTATAAAGGGAGGGG